TAAGTACAAATTCATCTGTAGGATATACAGCTTATAAAAAAGCAATTGATATTATTTCAAACCAAGATGAATATGACATTAATATGTTAGCTATGCCAGGTGTTATACATTCATTACACCCATTAGTTACAAATGCAGGTATTGATATGTGTGAAGAAAGAGGAGATGCATTTTTTGTAATGGATTTAAATGAAGCAGACGCTTCAGTAAACACGGCTACAACAAATGTAAGTGGTTTAGACACCAACTACGCTGCAGTTTATTATCCATGGGTTAAAGTACTTGATACTGCCGCTAATAAGCCAGTATTAGTACCACCATCAGTAATTGTACCAGGAGCTATAGCAGCTTCAGATAGAATTGGAGCCGAATGGTTTGCACCAGCAGGTTTAAATAGAGGTATTTTAGGAAATGTATTAGAAGCTAAAATAAGATTAAGCCAAGCAGAAAGAGACACATTATACAATGAAAAAATTAATCCTATAGCAACATTCCCACAAACAGGAGTTTGTATTTGGGGTCAGAAAACATTACAAGAAAGATCTACAGCTTTAGATAGAATTAATGTTCGTAGATTATTAATTGCACTTAAGAAATTTATTGCAAGTTCTTCAAAATATTTAGTATTTGAACAAAATACATTACAAACAAGAACAAGATTTTTAAATATTGTTAATCCTTATTTAGAATCAGTACAACAAAGACAAGGATTATACGCATTTAGAGTACAAATGGACGAAGCCAATAACACACCAGATGTAATTGATAGAAACCAATTAGTTGGCGCAATTTATTTACAACCTACCAAAACAGCTGAATTTATAGTACTTGACTTTAACGTACTACCTACAGGAGCTACATTTGATGGAGCAGGAGGAGCAGGAGGAGCAGGAGGTGGTGGAGGTTATTAAAAAAACAAAAAAGTTTATATTTATAACGGAATAAAATAAAAATAATAAAATGGCAATATTAGAAACAAACCAAATGATGTTCACAGCATTCGAACCTAAATTACAAAATAGGTTCCTAATGGAAATTGATGGCATCCCAGCATACTTAATTAAAAAAATTGATAGACCAAGTATTACTTTTGGAGAAGTAGTTCTTGACCACATTAATGTGAAAAGAAAAATTAAAGGAAAAGCAAATTGGGATAACGTTACAGCTGAACTTTATGATCCAGTAACCCCATCAGGTGCACAAGCAGTAATGGAATGGGTTAGATTATCTCACGAATCTGTTACAGGTAGAGATGGTTATTCTGATTTTTATAAAAAAGATGTTTACATTAGAACTTTAGGACCAGTAGGTGATGTAGTTGAAGAATGGATTTTAAAAGGAGCTTATTGTCAAGCTGCAAATTTTGGTGCTATGGATTGGACGTCAGACACACCAGCTATGATTTCAATGACTATTGTAATGGATTATGCAATTTTAAATTACTAACAGTAAATTTATATAAAAAAGAAAGCGCCTTTTTGGCGCTTTTTTATTTCTTTATATATGTATATCTGAACTAGTTTTAATAAATAAATAATGTTATGGAAGAAACAAAACAACAATTTCCCTCAGAGGAAGTTACCCTACCTTCAAAAGGTTTATTATACCCAGAAAACTCCCCTTTAAGAAATGGTATAATTGAAATGAAATATATGACTGCCAAGGAGGAAGACATATTAACTAATCAAAATTTAATAGAAAATGGTACAGTAATTGATAAATTATTAAAATCATTAATTACTACACCTTGTGATTATAACGAATTATTATCAGGAGATAAAAATGCTATATTAATAGCAGCTCGTATTTTAGGATATGGTGCTGATTATAGTTTTGAATACAATGGTGAAACAATAGAATTTAATTTAACTACAATTAAAGATAAACAATTAGATGAGTCTTTAATAATAGATAATAAAAATGAATTTTCATTTACTTTACCAACATCTAAAAAAGAAATTACTTTTAAATTTTTAACACATGGAGATGAAATTAATATTGAAAAAGAATTAAAGGGGTTAAGAAAAATTAATAAAGATGCATCTAATGAATTAACTACTAGAATGAAATACATTATTACTTCTATTGATAATGATTATGAAAATAAAACAATTAGAAAATTTGTAGATAATGAATTTTTAGCTAGAGATGCTAGAGAATTAAGAAAATATATTGGAAAAATCCAACCTAGTGTTGACTTGTCTTACAATTATGAAGACACTAGAGGAAATATCACAAAAATAGATATTCCTGTTGGTATTAAGTTTTTTTGGCCTGACGCCTCAGTATAGGGTAAACCTATTTAGTCAAATACATGATCTGGTGTACCATGGCGGTGGTGGATTCATACATTCAGAAGTATATAACATGCCTATTTGGTTAAGAATATTTCATACTAATAAAATTAGTGAATGGAATAAAAAACAAAATGAAGAAATGGAAAAATCTCAGAAAAGTTCAAATAAAAATGAGCTTCAAAGACCCAATATAACTTCAGCAGAACAATTTAATTTTAAAAAGTAAAGGCAATGATGCCTTTCTTTTTTTTATATTTATACACGAATAATAATATATTATGGCTGAAGAAAACGACGAAAATAAAAAAGAAAGTTTCATTAGTAGGAAAGATTTATCAAATCTTAGAGAAGCCCAAAAATCACAATCCCAAATTCTTAAGGGAATGGAAGATGAAATATTTCTTAAAAGAGAACTTAGAACTTTATCAAATGATATAGCTTCTCAAATGAGAAATGAATTAACTTATGCTGAAGAAAAAACAGATGCCTTAAGAAATGCAGAAGAACTATCTAAAAGCTTAAAAGCAACAAATAATTTAATAGAACAAGCAGAACAAGAAATAATTGCAGCTAAAAAAGCAGGTAATATGGCATTAGCTTCTACAATAAAAAGACAACAAGAAGGACTAATTCTTACTAAAGATGAAATAAAAGCTCAAACAAAACTTAGAAAAGAAGTAGACAAAAAAATGGGCCTTATAGATAATATTGCTGACGCCATAAAATCTATTCCTGGAGTAGGCGGAGCTTTAAAAAAGACTATGGACAACATAGTTGCAGGTCAAGAAAAATCCATACTGGCAGGTGAAAAAGGTTTTGGAAGAATTAAATCAGCAGCAAAATCTGTAGGACCAGCAGTAAAAGAATTTTTTGGTGCAGGTTCATTAATTTTAATAGCAAAATCTATTTTAGCTGCAGATCAAGCAATATCCGATTTTCAGAAAAATTTAGGAATATCTGCTAAAGAAGCAGGAAATTTAAGATTACAATTTGGAGCCGCAACTACATCTATGGCTGTTACTAGTATAGATATGATGAAAACTTTTAGCGATATAAATGCTCAATTAGGAATAGCATCAACAGCTATAAGAACAGACATTATAGCTGAAATGTCTAAATTAGGTAAATTAACAGGTATGTCTGCTGAATCACAAGCTAGTTTTGCAATGTTTGCTCAAAAATCAGGAATACATGCTGAAAAACTAACAGACGAAGCAAGACAAGCAGTTATGTTAGGTGAAACAGAAAGAGGAGTTAGATTAGATATAAATAAAACATTAGACGAAGCAGGAAAAATTACAGGAGTAATAAGAGCTAACTTAGGATTTAACATTGTAGCTATTTCTGAAGCAGTAGCAGCAACAAAACAATTTGGTTTATCTCTTGGAGATTTAGAAGGTATAAGTAAAAATTTATTAAATTTTCAATCATCTATTGAAGCAGAATTAACAGCAGAATTATTTACAGGTAAACAACTTGAATTGTCTGCTGCAAGAAGATTTGCTTTAACCGCAGATTATAAAAATTTATCAAAAGAAATAGTAAAACAAGCAGGTGGTGAATATGAATTTGCAAAATTAAATGTTCTTGAAAAAGAAAAACTAGCAGCAGCTTTAGGAATGAGTGTTAATAGAATGTCTGACTTAGTTTATCAAAATGCAAATCTTAAAGAACTAGCAGAACAAGCAAGAGACGCAGGAAAGGATGAATTAGCTAATATGCTTGAAAGAAGATCAGTAGGGGAATCATTTAATGATATAATGATGCAATTAAAAACCATATTTGTTGATTTAATGACTCCTTTATTACCAGTATTAGAAAGTTTTTCAGAATTAGTACAAAACAGTGAATCATTTAGAGAAAACCTAAAATATATAGCTACTATTGGTTTAGGAGCTATGGTAGCAGGTATAACAAAAGCAGCCATAGCAGCAATTATAGGAGGGGGAGCATTAGCAGGCCCTATAGGAGCAGTAGCAGGAATTGCAGTCGCAATGATGGCCTTAAATACAATAAATAAAGCAGGTGATGAAGCTTCAGCAAATATGCCTCGTTATAATACCCTACAAGAGGGAAAAATAGTTAATGTAAACCAACCATCAATA